CGGAAACCGGATCCGGTTTCAGCTTGATTTCATGATCATGATGCTGAACGTGGGCCGCACCGATGAAGCGGGCGAGGCGTACAACAAAATCATGGCCGAGCTAGACAAGCTCGCATAATGAACCCCGACCCGGGGCGCGAGGTCCCGGGTCAACCTCTCAACAATGGAGACGATCATGAAGATATTCAACGTCCTCGAGTTTCGCGTGGGAGATCACGTAGCAACCGAAATCCCTAACTCAGACCGCGCGCTATCGTGGTCCGGAAAGACCTTCGTGCTGGTGCAGGGCGCCGCGGGCCATGACTTCGCGGTGTACTGGCAGCTAAACTCTGAAGGCTGGACCCCGGAACAAATCGCGCGGGGTGGCCACAAGGTAAGTGCCAAGCGCATGAAAGGCAGCGAGCTACACTACTTCCTGCAAAACGGTCTGATCCAAGAAATGCCGGAGACGTGGCATTACCGGGCTTAACCCCAACGCCCCGGCTTCGGTCGGGGCCAACCTCTCAACAATGGAGACGATACAATGACATTTTTCACCGCACTTGAAGCCGCGCTCGACCAGAAAATTCAGTCAGCTGTCAACAAGGCGCTGGCCGAGGCCGAGGCCAGTCGGTCCCTCGAGGGCCTCGAGACAAGCCTGCTCGAGGTGGACATGAAGCTCCACAAGATGGAGGACCTAATCGAGGACCTCGAGAGAAAGGTCCGGGCGCTCGAGGACGGCGACGGGTTCGAGGATTCTTTACGCGACTTCCTGTCCAATCACGTTACGGTCAACCTAGACGTCGACTAAGCATTCCGGTGCGGCGCCCCTTCGGGGGCGTCCATCCCGAGCGCTTAGGCTCGATCACGACCTCTCAACAATGGAGAAAACACAATGAACCACGATCGAACAGAACTTCTAGCCCAGCACGATCACCTCAAGGCCGAGGCCAAACGCATATCAAAGGCCATCGCTGCAATCGAGGCCGACGCAATCAAGGCGGGGTACGCCGAGAAACGCGCGGATCACCAACGTGAGACCGCACCCAACAAGGCCAGCTTCATTGACCTATTCGGTCAGGAAGCATGGGACGCGGCCAAGACTATCACGACGATACGCAAGTTCTTTTGGATTTGACTTACTTGTGCCCCGGTTGTAGGATCGGGGCACTATCTCAACGAAACACAAGGATTTTTATCAATGCCCAACACACTAGCAAAAACACGGACGACCGACGCGCCTTACGCGGTTTATGAAAGCCCCGTCGGCATGTTCACGTGGCATGTCCTGAAAACGTACAAGATGCCAAAAAGCGAAGCGAAGGACCCTTACGCGCGGTGGCTTGTCGCGGCAAAATCGGACGCCACCTATGGAAGCTTCGAGATGGGGGACACGTACGCACAAGAGGTTCAATCCTACGGGCGTCTTGTCGCGGCCGATCCGCTTTGGCTCGAGGCCTACGGGATCGACAAGAAGCTACCGACCCCGGGCGAATACTACGCCACAGCATGACGCACTGGTGCGGCGCCCCTTCGGGGGCGTCCATCCCGTGCGCCATGGCCCGCGCTCACAACACAGCGCCCGCGGGGCGCAGGGCGCAGGACGCAGGGCATATAATAAAAAAAGACGGGCGCAGGGCGCAGGGCGCAGGGCAATAAACGCTTGTTCCCCGCTTGTGATCCGTGCTACAATTTCACCGGGCAATCATGCCCTTTCAACTAGGAAAGATTAAACCATGAAAAACGGCATTTTCTACCGGGGTTCGAGTTTGATTGACGGCGCGCCAATTGTCGGCATCGCAATCTATTCGAACCGGAACACCAAGACGGGCAAGCTGCTGCAGACCTACATTCTGCGCGCGGACATCAATCCGCTTGAAGCAAGCAAGACTGGTCAGGATGTTTCAATCTGTGGCACATGCCCGCTACGCGGCACCCCAACCGCGGACCCGAAGCGCAAACAAGCCGCAGGGCGGCGCTGCTACGTGAATCTTGGGCAGGGTCCGCTTGCCGTGTACCGCGCGCTGCAGAAGGGCAATTATCCCGACGTCGACCCGGCCGCGATTGGCGCGGGTCGCATGGTCCGCGTTGGAACCTACGGGGACCCGGCCGCTATTCCGGGCGAGGTGTGGGACGCGCTGCTGTCGCAGGCGACCACTTGGACGGCCTACACGCACCAAAAGCCGTGGCGCCCCGATATCGCCATGCAATCGGCCGATGATTACCACGAAGCCGCGCTCCACTGGAAAGCAGGGCGTCGGACCTTCCGAATTATCGCTGATCTAGACCACCTAGACCCAAACAACGAGGCACTTTGCCCCGCATCAAAAGAGGCCGGAGCCCGGGTCCAATGCGCGGCCTGCAAGCTTTGCAAGGGATCGGCCCGCGCAAAATCAATCGCTATCGTGGAGCACTGATCACCCACGCAACCCCGGCGCACCACGCGCCGGGGTTTTCTTTTGTTCGCCCACGGTCCACGGATCAAGGCCCGCAGGGCGCAGGGCGCAGGGCGCAGGGCGCAGGCACATATAAAAATAAAAGAAGGGCGCAGGGCGCAGGGCCCGTTAATCGGCCGGGGAAATCGGCCGTTAATCGGCCGGGGAAATCGGCCGTTAATCGGCCGGGGAAATCGGCCGTTAATCGGCCGTTTCGGCCAGCGAAGAAAGAACGCCAGAATAATGCGCCAACGTCGCAGAACGAAGGCCCGAGAACAAAGATTCATGGCCATCAAACCGCAATCCGTGCTCCTCGGGCCTCGGATCATGAGCGAAATTCATAATATCGGCCCCTTTTATGAGAAAAAAGACTGGTTTTCGGCGGTCCGGGGTGCTTGCAAGAACGAAAGCAAGGCCGTTTTTCATCGAGTGCTTGTAAATAAAGGCAACCTGCGCGGGACTGATGGGGTATCTGGTTACCGCGCTACACTTCAACTCCACGAGGACGGGGAGCCCGTCGATACAGAGAAACACGTCCGGGAAACCACCCCCTGAACGCTGTTCAATCCGTGTCGCTGTCCAGTTGCTGGGCATCTTCGATCTGATTGACTTCCAGAGTTTTGCTTCTGGTCCCATTAGGTGTGACGTCCTTCATCCCTTGCGCGAGTGCGAATGCCTGCGGATAATCGGCTGCTAGTTTCGACAAGCGGGCGGTGATCTCGTCTCGCGACAGCTGATCGAGGGTGTTGATGGTCTCTCTGCGGTCGATTGTAAGCCCCCCTAGGGCCGATCTAACCTTTTCGGCATTGATGGCAGCGGCGAACTGACCTGACCCTTCAGCGCCCCGTGAGAGCTCGTATAGACGCTCTAGCTGTCCGTTGAGGGTGACACCGTACTTTTTCTGCCGCTCCTCTCTGATCTCCGCGATGCGCTGGACGACGTGAGGGTGATTGATGCCGTCCAAAAGCTTCCGAGCCATGACGCTAGCGCCGTTGTGAGAAAATCCCGCGCGGCGGGCGGCTTCGGTGTTGGTGTATATACCATCCGCAATCAGTTCGCAGAAAGTCTCCTGACGAGCAGTCAAGACGCGGTCGTACGGCAAAAGACGTCTCCTTTTCGGTTGTTCAGAACATACAACGCGGGACCCCGAAAGGGCAAGATGCACGAGTTCCCTTTAAGAGCCGCCGTTTTACTGGAAACCCCAGCGAGAAAAAAAGAAGGGTCATACACGTTGGCCGTATCAACTCGGGATAAGACTGAGTACATCTGAGTACAGACTGAGTACGCAATGAGTACACCACTGTTTTCCGCTAAGTACCTTGATATATAACAATAAAAGAGACATGAGTACACTGAGTACACCAAATTTGAGATATTTTAAAAAAAAACATAAAAATATATTTAGGGGTGTCTCTATAGTAAACTCGGACCAAGGACCAAGAACCGAGGACCGATCTCCACGTATCCTGTTGATATCATTACGTTTCGTCTGGGGACACCTGCTGTACTCACATTGAGTACGTTTTCCCCTTGACCTACAAGCAACAAACAAGTAAGTGTCCTCATGCGGCGACGTGGTTCCTCCCTGTTCGCGTTGCCGCTCCCCGGACCTAGGACCCAAGACTGTGGTCCGGGGACCTTTTAACCAGACGAGAAGGCAGGATCATGACACGCACAGACACACATCGCCCGAGCGCTCTCGACCCTTGCGAATACTCTTTTGTTTCGTTTCACGATCACCGACCGGAGGCGGCTCTTGCGACGGTTGCAGAACAGGAAGCATTCCGCGCCCACATGAGCCGCACAGGTGCCAAGTTCAGCGGCCACGAACACGGCGGCGTCTGCCACATCTGCGGCAACGCAAACGCTTTGAGCGTGGCGCGCTTCTTTCACGAGCCTACGAACACTTACATCGAAGTCGGCGAGACATGCGCAGGCAAGCTGTCAGACGGTGACGCTCTCAACTTCGCATCGTTTCGCAAGCGCGCCAAAGCGGGCGTCGAGGCTGCAGCGGGCAAGGCCAAGGCTGAGAAGTTCTTGACTGACGCGGGCATGTCCTTTGCGTACGATGTTTGGTTGCAGAAAGACTTCGACAATTGGGGCTATGAGGAAAGCACCATCTCGGACATGGTCCACAAGCTGGTCCGCTACGGCTCTCTGAGCGAGAAGCAGATGTCCTTCATGGGTAAGCTGATCGCGCGCATCGACGAGCGCGCAGAGATCGAAGCGCAGCGCGCGGCAGAGGCGGCAGCAGCCGCACCTATTCCTGCGGAGGGGCGCATGGATGTCCAAGGCACGATCCAGACTATCAAGGCGCAGGAGAGTTATTACGGCACTACACTCAAGATGCTGGTGCAGCATGCGGACGGGTGGAAGCTGTGGGGCACGGTTCCTGCTGCTCTCGAAGAAGCTGAGAAGGGTGACACAGTCTCCT